TTGCGTAGCTAATTATATTCCGGATAAGTTATAAGCTAGAGGGTTTGATTCCCTCAGAGGTTGTAAAGACTACAAAAAATAAATCAGAAAATTTATTTCTAATTAACACGCAAGGTAGTAGTCGTCTTGCAGGAAGGTCGCACATCGTGTGGCTTTTTTTGATTATTCGAAAGGTGGTGATGGAAAATTGAATGAATTGACGATAAAACAAAAGAGATTCGCAGATGAGTACATCATCTCAGGTAATGCGACTGAAGCTTATAAGAAAGCGGGCTATCGTGCTTCTAGTGATAGGGTGGCAGGTGTCGAAGGACATAAGTTACTAAAGAATCCTAAGATTAAAAGCTATATAGATGAACGACTGAAACAACTTGATTCTGAGAAAATTGCAGATCAGCAAGAAGTCCTTAGTTATCTAACTTCAGTCATGCGAGGAGAGACGCAAGAACAGACCTTGATAAGCATAGGAGAATTAGGTCAAACGATTACGGATATTGATGTCGGAGCAAAAGATAGAATCAAAGCAGCCGAACTTTTAGGAAAACGGCATAGACTTTGGACGGATAAGGTAGAGGCTGACATTTCTGGAACGGTGGTGTTTGCAAATGAGTCAGACATACCAGATTAAACAGAACGATATTGTTGTTGACCTACCTAAGACAGTAGGAGCTGGTTACGGACAGTTCTGGCGCTCAAGAAATCTTTATAGAGTCGTCAAGGGTTCCCGTGGTTCGAAGAAGTCCAAGACAACTGCTTTAAATTATGTTGTCCGTCTTTTGAAATATCCCTGGGCTAACTTACTTGTTATTCGTAGATATTCGAATACGAACAAGCAATCAACCTATACAGATTTTAAATGGGCGTGCAATGTGTTGGGTGTAACTCATTTGTTTAAATTTAACGAGTCTTTGCCCGAAATAACTATAAAAGCGACTGGGCAAAAGATTCTGTTCCGTGGTTTGGATGATGAACTTAAAATCACATCTATCACGGTTGACGTTGGTAGTCTTTGTTTTGCATGGTTTGAGGAAGCGTACCAAATTGAGACTGAAGACAAGTTCAGTACGGTTGTTGAGTCAATCCGCGGTAGCCTAGACGTACCTGATTTCTTTAAACAGATTACAATTACGTTTAACCCGTGGAATGAAAGGCACTGGCTCAAGCGTGTCTTCTTTGATGAAGATACGAGACGAGCTGATACATTCGCTATTACTACCACTTATAAATGCAATGAGTGGTTGGATGAAGTTGATATCAAGCGCTGTGAGGATTTGTATAATACGAACCCAAGGCGTGCTAGAATCGTTTGTGATGGCGAGTGGGGAGTTGCTGAAGGTTTAATCTACGAGAACGTAACTGTCAAGGATTTTGATAAGGATGAATTGCTACAAGATCCAGCTTATAAGTTATGTATCGGTCTTGACTTTGGTTTTACTCATGACCCAACCGCTTTGTGTTGTTCGCTGATAAATGACACAATGAAAGAAATACACATCTTTGACGAAGCGTACAGAGTTGGTCTGATAACCAAGGAAGTCGCTAAGATGATAAAAGATAAAGGTTATCATCGCTCGACAATCATCGCAGATAGCGCAGAGTCACGACTTATTGAAGAGCTCAGGTCAGAACATGGGATAACTCGAATTAAAGAGAGTCGGAAAGGTAAGGATAGTATCATGGCAGGCGTGTCCAAATTACAAGGATACGCTATTTATGTGCATCCGAGTTGTGAACATATCATGGATGAATTTTATAGTTACTGCTACCAGCGTGACAAAGAAGGTAATTGGTTGAACAAGCCAGAAGATAAGAATAATCACTTAATGGACGCACTACGTTATAGCCTTCAATGTATTGAGGGTGGTAAAGCAACCGTCCGCAGACGTTCTGATTATGGCCTATAGAGAGGAAAGACATGTACCAATATTTAACCTATCCACGAGATGGATATGATGAGGGTTCTTTGAAGGAAGACCTGATTTACAAATTGATAACGAAACATAGCACTGAAGGCTCACGTTTGAAGAAACTTAAAAGCTACTACTTGGGTGAGCATGCTATCTTAAATCACAAGAGACGCAACGAGAACGCACCCAATTACAAGACGGTAGCTAATCATGCCAAGGACATCGCAGACACGGCTACAGGCTATTTTATGGGCAATCCTATCAAGTACAATAACACTGCTGAAGGTGATATTGATGAACTGCTTACAGCCTTTGACGGTGCTGAGATTGACCAAGTGGATGCGCAGAATGCTTTGAACATGGCTATTTATGGTCGTGCTTATGAGTACATCTACGCTAAAGAGGGATTAACTGAATTGGACTCAACTAGTATTGATCCAGAAAATACCTTCATGGTCTACGATGATAGTATTGAGAGGAAGCCCTTGTTTGCGGTTTATTACTATCAAGTCAAAGATGATACGAAAGATACTACTAAGTACCAGGCAGAAGTCTTTACAGAAAATCTGCACTATCACCTGGTACTGAGAAGTACAGATTCAGGAACATCTCAGATTGAAGAGGCAACACCCCACAACCTTGGTCAAATCCCCATTATCGAGTATCGCAACAATCACTTTGCGATTGGCGACTACGAGCAACAGATTAGCTTGATAGACGCTTATAATTCCTTGATGGGTAACCGTGTTAATGATAAGGAGCAGGCGGTAGAGTCTATCCTTGTTTTATATGGAACACAGTTAGCAGACACGCCAGAAGATGCCAAGATAGCGATGAAGATTCTTTCTGAAGAAGGTCTTTTGGAATTGCCGGGCGATAGTGCAAGGGCTGAGTTCTTGAAGAATACGCTGGACGAAAGTGATACTGAAATCTTGCGCAAAGCCTTGAAAGAGGACATCTACACATTCAGCCATGTGCCTAACCTGACTGATAAGAACTTCGCAGGGAACACTTCAGGGGTAGCCATGGAATTCAAGCTGATGGGCCTTGAGATGATTACTAAGACCAAGGAAGCGAACTACAAGCGAGGTTTAAGACAGCGGATTGCGATTTTTGCTCATTACTTGGGTATGAAACAAATTGCTCTAGAATCTCATTCGATCGTTCCGCAGTTTAGCCGTGGTTTGCCTAAGAATTTGTTGGAGATCTCTCAGATTGTGAATAACTTGGAAGGTAAAGTAACGAATAGACAGCTTATTTCTCTCTTGCCGTTTGTGGAAGACCCTGACGCTGAGCTGGAAGCTTTGGAGGAAGAGAAAAAGAAGAACATGGAAGACATGCCGATGTTCAACCAAGACAACACGAAACCCGAAGATGAGGTAGCAGATGAAGAATCAGGAGTATTGGGCGAAGAGGAAAGCCAATCTGATTTACCAGCAGATGGACAAGGCCGAAAAGCAGGCAGACCAGTTCGATAAGGTCTATCAGGAAGCTAAGATTTACTTAGATAAGGAAATCAATAAGATTTTCGATAAGTTTCAACGTGATTATGGTTTAAGTCAGGTAGATGCTAGACAAGTCTTGAAGAACATGAAAGACAAGAAAAACTTGAATGAACTTCGTAAGGTGCTTGAAGCGAGACCGAATGACCCAAATATCCAAAGACTACTGGCTGACTTAGATAGTCCAGCTTATTCTTTCCGTATGAAGCGTCTGGAGCGTTTGAGTGATGATTTAGACCGTATGCGTGAATCTATCTACCATTCGGAGAAGACAGGTTCAGACGCCTTTTATAGCGATCTGATGAAGGATAGCTACTACAAGGCTACCTTTGACCTGCAACAGCAGACAGGGCTGGCATATGGCTTTTTTGGGCTTCCTGAGAGCGAGATAAAACATCTACAGTCTTTTAGTTGGGTAGGAGACGGAAGTACGTACTCAACAAACATCTGGAAGAATACAGGGAAACTTACTTCCAGCATAAAAGATGAACTACTCATGAGCCTTATGACAGGCCGAGATACACGAAAAACTGCACAAGCAATCGCTGAACGGTTCAATGTAGGTCAGAATGATGCAAGGCGTTTGGTTCGGACAGAATCAGCCTTTTTTCATAACCAAATGGAACTACTCAGCTATGAAGAAGCAGACATAGAGAAGTATATCTTTGTGGCCGTCTTAGACAAGCGTACATCACGCATTTGTCAGGAGCATGACAATCAGGTCTATGATAGAGATAAGGCTGTCCCTGGCGTCAATTGTCCACCTATGCACCCGTGGTGTAGGTCTACTACTGTCGCATACGACGAGGACGCAGACTACAGCAAGCTGAAGCGCAGAGCAAGGAATCCAGAGACAGGTAAGACCGAGCTAGTGCCTGCTGATATGACTTATAAAGAGTGGTATAGCAAGTATGTGGATGGCGAGGACGTTGTTAAGGAATCTAAACCAGAAGTGGCTGACAAGGTTTTTGTAGCTGATAAACCAAATGAAATAGACGACTTTTTCAAGAAACAAAAGTCTTATCAAAAGTGGTATAATGAACTTGACGAAAAACAAAAAGATGCGATTTTCAATTACACCATGTCTCCGCATGAGCAAATAAATTCCGTAATGAGGCAAGGTTATGAAGAATACAGAAAAAATGGTTTAATGGGAATTGAAGCATCTGAAGTTCCTTATGTTGAAAGATATTTGCAAGAAAACCTAGAACTTTCCAAAAAGTTAGAAACTGTATTTGGAAGTTATAAGACCGAGGAAAGTTTTATAGCTTATCGTGGAACCAGGGCTGAACAATCATACTTTAATAACTTAATTGTCGGTCAGACTACTGTAATCGACAAGGCTTTTATGAGTACAAGTTTAGCGAAAGAAGAAGCATTAAACTTCTCTAATGATGGAATCGGAGAAAGATATCTATTGGATATTACAGTAAAAAAGGGTTCTAAATCAGGAGTATACATATCTGAGCTTTCGGATATGCCAGAAGAAAAAGAATTTCTTATCAAACCATCTGCTAAATTTAAAGTTATATCCGTAGATAAAAATTCATCAGGATTAAATTTGATAAGTTTGGAGTTACAAGATGATTAAAAAAAGATTTTTAGAACCATTTCAAGATATTCCGAGTGTTAGAGCTGATATTTTAGTTTTTACACAGGGGTTATCTCTAAAGCCTATTGTTTCGTTTTTGAAGTCAGCTAGTGATGAAGAATTACATAGAATAGGTAAAGCCATTTTTTATCTCTATCCTGCTAATATTCGAGAACAGTTAGTTAACAAGAGAAAAGATTCGGTAGATTATAGTTTCATCGACGACTATACTCGTACATATAATATCGATTCTGCTACTACATCTAAAGATAAGTCTCGAGGTAGTGCATTACTCGCATTTTTACGAAAAAATCCTGATATGGATGCAACAGAGTTTTGTAAAAAACTTAAATTATAATACGAATTAAGCACCTAGAGAAATCTAAGTGCTTTTTTCGCGCCCAGACCAGAAAGGGAATTTTGATGAACAAATACAAAAAATTGATAGAATTGATTGAAGAAAATGGCTTAGAAATTCAATCAAAGAAATGTTACGACCCACAGAGCGCTTGGCATGGTGAGGAGTTGTGGATTGTTGATAAGAAAACACGAAATAAAATCTTTGATTTATCGGGTAATGGTTACTGCTTTCATGACACTTCAGTTGAGAAAGCCATTAAAGAAGTTGAGAAGTATTTGGAATTTAAAAACATGAATACTTTTGACGCTTTCAAAAAATGGGTGGAAAAGAATGCTAAACCTCAAAAATGATGCTTAGAAAAGGTGTAGAAAATGAAAGTTAAAGAACTTTGTGAAATGATAGATGAACAACAAGACATTTCAGTTTGCCACAATAACAAGGATTTAGATGGAGGTTATCCATGCGATTTTTTGGATTGTGAATTGGTTGTAAAAAGAATTTCAGTGGTAGCTTGCGAAGTTATCCTAATAGAAACTTAAAAGAAAGGAACTAAAAATGGAAGATTGGAAAGAACGCTTTATCGATGAATACAATGCGCTTAAGGATAAATATACAAAATTACATAAAATGGTTATCAAATACGAAGCTGGTACGCTCAATTTTGAGCCAAAATGCTCAATTGAAGTTTTAAAAAATCAAAAGTGCGCCATGGGTCAGTATTTATACTGGCTCGAAGTTCGATCAGAAATCGAAGGAATCGAATTATAAAACTAACCGTATGGAATCCCGTACGGTTTTAATATTGTCCAAACTGTACCGATGACATTAAAAGCTGTACTGTTCCGTCGCCGGACGTAAAACGAGATTATCGAGTGGCGACGTAATCGCTGGAGGACAATTATGTCAGAAGAAATCAATGCAACTGTATCTACTGAATCAACTGAGACTGTCGACACTCAAGAAAATGTTGATACGGTACAGGAAGAAAAGCACGAACGAACTTTCACTCGTGCTGAAATCGGTAAGATGCTATCTGCCGAACGCTCTAAATGGGAAGCTGAGCAAGAAGCCAAAGAAAACGAAGCTAAGAAACTTGCTAAGATGAACGCTGATGAGAAACAGAAATACCAGTTGGATCAGCGTGAGCAAGAACTAGCTGACCGTGAAAAGGCTATTGCTCGCAAGGAATTGACCGCAGAAGCTAAAGCAATGCTAAGTGAACGTGACTTACCTGTTGAGTTAGTAAATGTAGTTGATTTGACAAGCGCAGAGACGGTATCTGAATCTGTCGCTGTATTGCAGAAATCATGGGAGCAAGCCGTGCAAAAAGGCGTACAAGAAAAGCTAAAAGGCGGAGCTCCAATGAAGCAAGCACCAGTTGACAGCGACGGTATCACAAAAGAAGAATTTGCTCGTATGGGTTATCAGAGTCGAAACGAACTCTATCAAAAGAACCCAGAACTTTATAAGAAATTGAAAGGTTAAAATAAATGACAGCAGGACAAACTAAATTAGCCACTATGGTTAACCCAGAAGTAATGGCGGACATGGTTTCCGCTAAACTACCTAAATTGATTAAATTCACTCCACTTGCTTATGTGGAAACAGCACTTCAAGGCCAACCAGGGAACACTCTAACAGTTCCAGCATGGGAGTATGCAGGAGATGCGACTGAGGTCGGAGAAGGTCAAGCTATTTCTCCAGATCAGTTGACTACTAAAAAGACCACTATGACCATCAAAAAGGCTGCTAAAGGTTATGAAATTACCGATGAAGCTCTTTTGTCAGGTCTTGGCGACCCACTAGGTCAAGCGACTTACCAGCTTGGTTTGGCTATTGCTAATAAGATTGATGATGATTTGGTGGCAGTAGCTAAGACTGCAACACAGCACGTTGCAGAAGCTCCAACAACAGGGGGAGCGATTGATAAAGCACTTGCTATTTTCGATGATGAAGAAGATGCAAGATATGTAGCCCTTATCAATCCGTCAGACGCTATTGCTTTGCGCGCTGACACTGTTAAAGAATGGATTTCAGGTACAGAGGTAGGAGCGAATACAGTTGTTTCTGGTACATTTGGAGAAACACGAGGTGTTCAAATCGTCCGTACTAAGAAAGTTGAAAAAGGAAAAGGCTTTATCGTCAAAGTCTCTCCTAGCCAAACTCAGACAGACGATGCCAATAAATACGGTGCGTTTGTTATCATGCTAAAACGGGATGTGGCTATCGAAACAGACCGTGACATCCTTAAAAAGACAACAGTCATCACTGGTGATGAACACTACGGTGTTTACCTTTACGACCCTACACGAGTTGTAAAATTCGGTGAGTAAGAGGTGGCGATATGAGCTTATTGCTACGACGTCATTATATCCAAGAGGAGCAGGCTGGCCAGTATTCTGATTTAGAAAATAAGACTCTAGAAGAGTTAAAGAATCTAGCTAAAGAAGCTGGCATAGCTGGCGCCTATAAGTTATCAAAAGCCGAAATTGTAGAGGTGTTGGAGGAACTAAAGAGTGAAAGTTAAAGTCAAGCAAGATTTTTACGATTGGGAAGCCAACGTAAAACGACTTGCGGGCGAAGAGCTTGACCTTGCTGATACACGATATGCCGAGCTTGTAGAGAATTTTGCAAGCAATGGCGTATCTGTATCAGATATTCTTGAGGAAGTAGGCGGTACTGAAAGCTATAATCCAGCAAGTTATAGCCTAGTCAGTACCGTACAAACCCCTCAAGTGTATGTATCGGGAGAGACTACGCCTTTAAGTCAACAAGAAGGAGTTTAAAATGTCTATAGAGTTGCTGAAAAAAGTAACAGGCGAAGAAGATACTCAGCTTCTCATGTTGCTCCAAACGAGGGCTACAAATCTTATCTTATCAGAGACTAATCGCACATCTTTGACACCTGCTTTAAGTCTCTTAATACCTGAGGTTGCTATCGAGCTCCACAACCGCTCAGGAGCGGAAGGAGAGCACTCTAGAACCGAAGGTGGTATAGCAGTGGTCTACGGAGAAAACGGTCTGTCTACGGGTCTTCTACAGCGTATCCGCATGCACAGACTAGCAAGGGTGGCAGGTCATGTTTTTGAAGCAGAGTAGACTGAAACCTTATCCAATGCGACGGTTTGAAAAGACTGTCACTGAGGAAGGCGTCGCAAAAGAAGGGTATGCCAAGGAAGCTGAGACAGTCCGTCTTGAATTGTGGCCAGCTAGTAGCAAGTTACAATCTGAGCTTTATGGCGAGCGTGTCAATGATATTTTGAACGCAAATGCCAACAAGTCAGCTACTATCAAAGTAAAGGATGGTGTGTGTATCGATAGCCCGACGGAAGTAACTCACAGGGTTATTTCTAAAAAGATCTACACACATCATCAAGTTTTGGAGTTAGAGCGTGTCAGAGCTACTAGGGGCAGATAGGCTTATAGCTAAGTTCAGAAAGTTGTCAGATGTTGCGAAACGAGATATTGTTTCAAAGGCAGTTCATCATGCAGCTAAAACCATTGTCCAAGCCGATGCTAAAAGACTAGCACCAGGCAACAATGGAGAACTTAGAAATAGCATCAAAACTAGGGTTAAAATGGACGGAGATAAGGCTATAGGAGAGGTTTACACAAATCTACACTATGCACCATACGTAGAGTTTGGTACAGGGCCAAAAGGACAAGCTAGCCATTCGGGTATATCGCCAGAGGTCAGCGTGTCTTATCGGTCTAGCCCGTGGTATGTGCATGAAGACCAGATAGATATAGGACCTTACCACTTTCAAAATATTGGGGAGTTCTACAAGATGTATGGTCAACCTGCCCAGCCTTATCTTTATCCAGCTTTGAGAGACAATCAAGAGCGTGTGTCTAAGAATATTTCGAATTATGTCCGTAGAAAGATAAGAGAACAAATATAATGATCAATATCAAGCCTGTTATTTATAAAGAATTGCAAAAGGTCGCAGATAATGTGACTGATACGTATCCTAGCGATTGGGAGACTTTCCCAGTCGTTATTTTTTTGGAAGAACAAAACAAGCCAGGTGATTGGTTTGACGACAAGGAACAAAAATCCTCTATCCGCTACAAGGTGGATATCTTTGATGATACCAGCACTAGTGAGTTAGCTGTTAAAATCAATCAGATTTTTGAGTCTTTAGGTTTGCGAAGAACCGACTGCCAAGACGTGCCAGACCCGTCTCATTTGAGACATAAGGTCATGCGTTTTGAAGGGGTTGTTGATTTAGACTCAGAGCTTGTTTTTCAATTTAGAATGGAGAATTAAACATGTTAGCAAATGGAATTACGCTGTCTTATGGGACAGCTAAAGGAACTTACACAAAACTTGCAGGACTTAAGGAAGTACCTGAATTCGGTATTGAACCCGAAAAAGTAGAGAATACTACTCTTGAAGATAAGGTTAAGAAGTATGAGTTTGGTATCGGTGATGCAGGGGAATTGGAATACAAATTCTCTTACAAGAACGATAGCGCAACCGCACCTTATCGTGTATTGCGTACAGCCGCAGACAATAAGACAAAACTTTTCTTTGAGCAAACTTACCCAGACAACACTAAAGTTCGTTTTGAAGGTCAAGTATCTGTTAAGCTTGGCGGTGGCGGTGTCAATGCCGTTATCGAGTTCACCCTTAAAATTGCTTTGCAGTCAGAGTTGGAATTTACAGACGGTATTGGAGGTTAATTAAATGGCGTTACCTTACTCAATTTGGAAGATTAGCGATGAGAAAGAGTTGAAACTACGACTTTCATCTCATCAAGCGGCAAAAGTTGAAGAAAAAATCGGTATGAACTTACTGAAAATTTTTATGCCTGAGGCTGGCGAAGAGTTTCCTTTGCCTCCTTTGAAAGTTGTATTGCTCTTGATTCATGGAGCCTTGCAAAAGTATGAGAATGGGTATTCTCTTGAGGATGTCTATGATTTATACGATGAATACGTGGATAACGGTGGAGACCAAACAACCTTCATGACAGAGGTTTTAATGCCACTCTTTGAAGTATCGGGTTTTACTCCGCGAGGAAGCAAGAACAAGAAAACTTCCAAGAAGAAAATGACAGTAGTCGAGTAATCTTGACGGTAACGCAGATTATTGAGAGGCTTTATCCTATGTTTTTGGACATTGGGGGTAAGCCTCTTGATTTTTGGGATTTAACGGTGCTTGAAATCAGGGAAATGATTGAAAGCTACAACCGTGTTAAAACCCAAGAGCGTAAAGAAAAGATTATTGACTCATACAGACTGTCTCAGATGATTTCCAATCACGTTTCTTTATTGTTATCCAAAGATGCTAAGGTCTTTGAGTTCTGGGAGTATGCGCCTGAATTGTTTGTGGAAGAACAGCAAGCGGTAGAACAAGAACGACAAAGACAAGCACTTTTGTTGCATAAGCAACAGATGCGTGAATTTGCAGAAAGACACAATCGCAAAAGAAAGGAGGAAATGAATGGCAACTCTTGATGAATTGAAGGTCATGATTGACGCTGAGATAGCGCCTTTCAGGAAGAAGATGAAAGAAGTCGAGAATCAGGTCAAGGGGACATCTGACCAAGTGAAGAATGCCACTGCCAAAGTTCGTGAACAGTCGAGCTCAATCGGTAGTGCGTTTGGTAAGCTAGCTAAGTTCGCTGGTTTTGCAATCCTTGGTAAGAAATTGCTTGATGTTGGGATGTATTCAACGCAGACAGCTCTTGAAGTAGCAGCGTCTATGAACCAAATCAAGCGACAGATGGGCGAGAGTTCGCAATCTTTCTTAAAATGGGTTAACGATAACGCCAACGCTATGAACATGGGGGTTGGTGAGGCTACCAACTACGGTGCAGTCTACTCAAACCTATTTTCTGGATTTATCAAAGATACCAACAAGCTAAGCGCCTATACTGCTAAGATGTTGCAGACCTCAGCAGTTGTTGCTGAAGGTTCAGGGCGCACGATTACAGACGTTATGGAGCGGATTCGCTCAGGTTTGCTAGGCAACACCGAAGCAATTGAGGACCTAGGAATCAACGTTGGAGTTGCTATGATTGAGTCTACTGAAGCCTTTAAGAAGTTCGCAAACGGACAGAGCTGGCAACAGTTGGACTATCAAACCCAGCAACAAATCCGCCTAATGGCTATCCTGGAGCAAGCTACAGCTAAGTATGGAGATACCTTATCCAACTCAGTCAACGGTAGTATCAGTCTGTTTAAGTCGCTGATGAAGGATAGTGCGTTGAATCTGGGTAATGCTATGTTACCGATTATCAATGCCATCATGCCTGTTTTGAACTCTTTTGCTATGGTTTTGAAGAATGTGACGGCTAAACTCGCTGAGTTTATCGCTTTGATGTTCAATAAGAAAGCAACAGTGAAAGACGGAGTTGGTGGAGCAGTTGGAGACATGGGTAACGCCATGAAAGATGCTGCAGGCGGAGCAGGAGACCTTGCTGACGCGGTAGACGACGCTGGAGATTCAGCAGGAGGACTTGCTGATAATCTTGGAGACTCAGCCAAAAACGCCAAAAAGGCTGCTAAAGAGTTGCTAGGTCTAATGGGATTTGATGAGATTAACATCTTACAAAAACCAAAAGACGACGACGCAGGCGGTTCTGGAGGCGGTGGCGGAGGCAAAGGTGGTAAAGGAAAGGGAGGCGGAGGCGGACCTTTCAAAGACATCTTGCCAGAAGTCGAGTTGACCGACATGGGCAACCAATTCAAGAGCATTTTTGATGGTCTAGGAGATAAGCTGAAAGGGTTGTTTGATCTCTTCAAAAAAGGTTTTGATGCAGCCTTTAGACCAGAAGGTCTAGAGCGTATCAAAGCTGCTTTAGAACGAATCAAGAAAACTCTTGAAGAAATCGCTACTGATCCAAGGGTTGTAAATGCCTTTAACCGCATGACCGAGAAAATCGCTTATGCTTTGGGTCAAATAGTTGGTTCCTTAGCTACTATCGGAGTCGCTATAGGTGTACTGCTTACAGAAAGTATCGCAAATGGCCTAGAAAGGCAGAAAGAACGCATTATCAGGGCACTAGTCGCTTTGTTTGATAATATTGGTAATATTGCAGAGGCTGTAGGGAATATCGCTCAGGCTTTTTCTAGTGCTTTCTACGATGTCATTACTTCTACTGGTGCAGTTCGTATCGGTAGTGCTATTGTGTCAACTATATTGAGTTTGACATCAACAATGGTCGAAGTTGGTAGTAAATTAGCAGGAAGTTTGTTTAAAGGATTTGAAAAAATCGTTGTGACAAGCGCTCCTAAAATTTCTTCAATGCTCCAAAGTCTGTTAGATATTGTAGCTCCAATATTTGAAACAATCGAGAGTGTTGTTGATAAGTTTGGCGATGGCTTAAGTAGTGTCTACGATGAACATGTAGCCCCTGCACTTGACTCTATCGCTAATGCTTTTAACGGTCTAATTGATATCATCCAAATCCTTTGGGAAGGAAGTTGGAAACCTTTTGCTGAGTTCTTGTCTAATACATTCGGCATAAGTATTGAAACCGTTGCTGATTTACTGGGCGGTATCATACTAGAGGCATTGAAGTTACTAGCTGATACAATCAAATTAGTAGCTGATGGTTTTACTGCTTTCTCTGATTGGTGCAAAGAAAATAAAGAGATTATCTCCACAATCGCTAGTGTGATTGGTACGCTTGCAACCGTGTGGCAAGGAATTAAGTTCTTGTCTTGGGCTGAACAAGCTGGAGGACTTGCAGGGGCATTCGAATTATTAAGTGGCAAGGTTTCTTTTATTGTTAGCGGAATTAAAAATCTTGGATTAGCTTTGAAAGCTTTGACATTTGATAAATTGGTCAGCTTTGGAGAAACCATCTATTTGAATGCGTTGTATGCAAAAGACTTTGTGGTCAATTCAGGTAAATTGATTGTAGAGTTAGGAAAAACTGCTCTAGAACTTGGTAAATCTGCACTAGCTTGGGGTGTTCATGCAGCACAAATGGGACTTGCAGCAGCGGCAGAAATCGCTCAATCAGTTGCAGCAGGAGTTGCAGCAGCCGCAACATGGGCACTCAATGGAGCTATTGCGGTATTGACCAGTCCGATAACTTTAGTTATCGCAGCAATCGCAGCTTTAATTGCTATAGGTGTCTTGCTCTACCAAAATTGGGACACTGTTGTCGAGTTTGCTAAAACTGCATGGCAAGGACTATGTGATTTTATCAGTGGTATTTGTCAAGCGATTGGTGAATTTTTCAGCGATCTATGGACGAAACTTCAAGAAATCTTTGAGCCGATAGGTCAATGGTTTGGCGAGAAGTTCCAGCAAGGATGGGACGCTATTGTAAACATCTTCTCTGGTATCGGAGAATGGTTCTCTGGTGTATTCCAAGGCGCATGGAATGCTATCGTTAATATCTTCACACCAATCGGCTCATGGTTCGGAGAACGTTGGGCAGATGTGACTAGTGCTTTGGCTAATATCGGTGCATGGTTTACGGATATGTTCCAAAAAGCATGGACTGGTCTAACAAACATCTTTAGCAAACTAGGTTCTTGGTTTGGTGAAAGATGGAACGATGTTACAAGTGCGCTTTCCAGTGTTTCAAACTGGTTTGGTGAGATGTTCACTAACGCATACAACGCAGTAAAAGATGCTTTCAGCTCTATCGGAGACTTCTTTAGTGGAGTTTGGGATACTGTTAAAAGTATCTTCGTTAATGCTGGTCAGATGGTCGGTGAGGCAGTAGGTGGAGCGTTTAAGAGTGCGGTCAATGCGGTTCTTGGAACGATTGAAAATGTAGTCAATGGCTTCATCGGAATGATTAATGGAGTTTTAGGCGTTGTCAGAAACTTACCTGGTCTAGGATGGGTTGGTAGTGTAAGCACAGTTAGCCTCCCTCGTCTTGCCCGTGGTGGTATCGTTGATAGTCCAACTATTGCCATGATTGGTGAAGCAGGTAAGGAGGCGGTCGTACCACTTGAAAACACAGGATTTATCCAAACACTTGGGCGAGTTGTCAGCAGTGCGGTAGTAAATGCCATGGCTGGCGTTAGTCCACAAGGTGGTTTTTCTGGTGATGGCGACATCGTTATCCAAATCGCAGGCCATGAGTTTGGACGGGTAGCAATCCAAGAAATCAACAAGGAACATGAACGAGCAGGTCAAACCTTGCTCAAGATTTAGGAGGTTAAATGGCACAATTGACAATCAATGGGGTGGCTGTGAAGCCTCCCAAATCTTTTCAGGTCGGTATTCAGGATATCGATGGAGAAACAGGGCGTAACGCCAATGGCGATATGGTGCGAGACCGTATCACGACAAAAAGGAAACTAGACTGTGAATGGGGTATGCTGACTCAGGAAGAAATGAGTCAGCTTTTAAATGCTGTTTCAGCAGTCTTTTTTGAAGTTTCGTACCCTGACCCTGTTAAAGGTCAGACAACTGGGACTTTTTACGTTGGTGATAGAACGGCTCCGAGCTATACCTTTACTGAGAAGTTTAAACCTTGGTCTGGCGCTAAATTTAATTTGGTAGAGAGGTAAGAAGATGGACGCTTTAACCAGACGACAGTTTGACAGAGCCATGTTTGCCAAGGACAGGACGCTGGCTATTCGAGTTGGGGATTATGCTTCACGGGATATCAAAGAGGCTAGTTTTGAGTATGGCTATATCAAAGGCGATACTTATAAGCCTGGTGGAACCTGTGCTGGTAGCGGTAAGATTACCTTTACCAGTATCATTACCACATTCAATAAGTTGGATATCCTACACCCTGAGATTGGGCTACTGGTTGGGAATACCTATCAGTGGGTCAAGATGGGGGAATACTTCATCAACGATATTGAGATTGACCGAAACCGCAACACAACCACTCTGGAGCTCATGGACGGTATGTTTAAGCTTAATCGTGAGTATGTGACGGACTTGCATTTTCCAGCTGAAGTACGAGAGGTTATTCAGGAAATCTGCCTGAAAACTGGCATTGAGTTAGCGAATGACTATTTCGGAATCAGTGCTATGCGTTACCATGTCGAGCAAGTTCCTGAAGGCAAGAAACTTTCCTTTAGGGATATGTTAAGCTCCATGACTCAGATGATTGGGATGTCTTGTTTCTTCAACCGAGAAGGCAAGATGGAAATCCGTGATTTAACTGAGTCAAATATCACGATTAACGCAGATAGTTACTTCCTACATGGTTTAACCAAGAGTGAGATTGAGTATCAGATAGCTGGTATCACTTGTAAGACAGATAAGAAGTCTCTTACGGTCGGTATGAAGACAGGTCGGTCTTTGGAACTGGACAATGTCTTCATGACCCAGAGCGCTTTAAATGACCTGTACTACAAACTGAAAAACCTGACTTACTATCCTTACAATCTCAACTACCAAGGGCATCTACTGCTTGAGGTTGGGCAGTGGGTAACCATTCAGACCAATAAGAAAGAGACTTTTAAAGTTCCTGTGTTAAGTCAGAGCTTTACTTTTAAAGGTGGTCTGAGAGGTCGTATCAGTGCAGATAGTAAATCTGGAAACGATACTCAGTATTCTTACGAGGGGACGATTACCAAGCAGATTAAGCAACAAGATGGCATTGAAGCCAAAATCCAAGCGCAGATAGAAGCAGCAGACGCAGCCTTTGATGCTGAGTTCAAAAAGCATAAAAAAGAGATAGATGACGGTATCGAACTTGCCAAGGCCAAGGCTGAAGAAGTCAAGCAAGAACTGTCTGACAC